TGAGTATGCAACATTTTAGCAATAGAGTCTTCTTCGACAGGTGACCTATAGAGGCCCAATTCATCGTCCCAAACCGCGAAATGCTTCAAAAAAGAAGCATCACTTAGGTTGATGAAAGGAATAGATTCGGCATCTTTATCAGCCATGGTGTACTTAATACTAACTTTAGCAAGCTGGTCAGCAATAGAGGTATGATTATACTCATCATCCCTCTGCTACAGTCATAATGTTATCGTCACCATAAGTCATAGCCGAAACTTTTGTGTTGAAGAGTGGCACTCTCCACCATCCCTTCTCTCTAGCAATGGCATACCAACAATAACGCAAATATAAAGAATTTACGAAACTATTGACGACCACTGTCAAGGGATGTCCGGAAGGATTTGATCCCATAAATTGGACCAAAGTTCCAAAATAATCATAAGTAGGATAAGAAATCTCAGTGGCAATACCACGCATGACAATAAGATCATCCTCATCATAATTTCCACTTCTTTCTGCTAGCTTAATCATAAGCTTAAAAGCAGCGAGTATAAATTGGGGACTCATGCGTCCATCAAACTTGGCGTAATCGCCAGCGATAGCGCGATCCCAACCATGCTTACCAATGTGCTCGAACAATTTCGTCCACTCAGGAGACTGAACAACAGTTCCAACGGCACACTCGGTAGCAATTTTATTGCGCTGCACCAAAGCAGCAATAGAGAGGAAATACTTACGAACAAGCATAACAAAGGCCATGTTTGCAGCAGCAAATACACGTACTTTGTCTTTACTCATTTTTGTGGGTTCATCCTTCAATGAACCCTTGAAAACAGTATTAATGGATTCACCAGCAGAAAGCTTGGCTTCCATTTTAGCAACTTCTTCAAGGATTATAGAATCAACGTCACGAGGGCAGGAAATACCCTCAACGATGCGATCTGATTTCTCAACAAATTGTGTCTTAGGCCCTTTTCCAGGGAAACCTATCGATGTTGAAAAATTCATCGCGTTGAAGCCTAAAGCTCCATCAATTCCTGCAAGATTTGCATCATCACTAATCTTACCAACCTTGGCAAGCTCAGAATCAGGAATTTGTTGCAAACTGATACCGTAATCAGTAACAGCTTTATTTAAGAGCTCAGAATCAAATTTAGTGGCAGTATCAACCTTGCCACTCATATCTAATTCCTTATGGCGTTGAGCCCCCATCTCATTAGGAGGACCATGCTTCTTCCCAATTCCCATGACGCTTTTTACAGCGTCTGAAACAAGAGAAGTAACAACGGCACTCTTAGGAGATGAACGGGCCGATCCATTATGTCCTCCGTGAACACGAATCTTGGCATCAATGTCAAGATTATTTGT